GATGATGTATCGTCAAGACATTGAGAATGAGGTTGTTGATTATATTCGCAACAGTGGTGAGCGTGTTGTGGGTTATGATGTTGATGCTATTGTGGATTGTCTTGTTGTTATGTATGAGCGTGAGGGTGTTGAGTTTTATCGTTATTGTTTTGAGACTGTGGTTTTTATGAATCGTGTAGCCGAGTGAGGTTGTGTCTGAGCAGGAGTTTGAGTTAAGATATAGAAAAGCCCCTAGGTTATATGCCTAGGGGCTTTTTTGTGTGTGTTAGTCGTTGAGTCGTTTGGCGAGTTCCGTGGCCACCTGCTGGCCGAGGCTGGTCTTGAGGCTGTCGGCTAGCTTGCCCACCTGTTCGTCGGTCAGTCCTTTCCCGTTGTCGGGTTTGAGACCGTTAACAGCGAGATAGGTGCTTTCGATGTTGTTTAGGATTGCGGGCAGGTAGTCGAATTGGTATTGTTCCGAGATGGGGCCGAGGCGGGCGGCGAGGGCGTCGATTCGGTGAGTCAGGTCTTGTAATGCGTATTCGACGGTGACGTTTTGGCCGTACCAGTTGATGGGGTCTGTTTTGACTGGCATTTCTGCTCCTTGTGTGAGTAGTTGGTTTGCTTTGTTGATGACGTAGTTTACGTCAAGTCCGTTGGGTGCGAGGTCGGGGCACCCGGCGTGGTCGGTTCCGGGCACCTCGCGGTGTAGCCAGATGTTACCGTTGAGTCCGTCGTGCCACAGGTGGCTCCAGTTTTGACGGCGTGCGATATCGGCGCACAGGCGGGCCGAAGCGTCCATACATGCGCGTGTGCAAGGCACTCCGGCCATGCCGCCTTCGTGCTCGATGCTTACGGTGCTGTTGTTGCTCGCATAGTTTGCGTCGCTCCAACTGCCGTCACTCTCGCTCACATACTGGTGTATCTCGCCGTTGCCTCCGATGCCATAGTGGGCCGAAGCGTATCCGGTGCGTTGAAAAACGCTGTCGGTGCCAGCTAGGGTGCCGACCATGATATGTAGTGTGATGTGGCTTATGGTGTGGCCGTTGCGCCCGTTGTAGTGGTTGGGAGAACCTACCCATGTGATGTGATTCATGATTACTTCCTAGTCTTCTTTGCTGTCGCTTTTCTTCTTATCGACTTTGAAAATATTGAAAATATTTGATTTGGATAGTTCGGGGTTAATTTTCACACAGTTTTCCATGATTGATGTGATTTCAATCAGACAAATACCTGTACATACTGGAATGAATACCGGTAGTTCAATTCCTAGGTTAATGTAATCCGAACCGTATTCAACGATTAACGCCACGCAAATAATCACCAAGTACGTGAACTTGTGTCCGAGTCCCCCTCGCATTTTTCCACTGGACAATTCGCCATGCATGATTGCGTTAACCACGCCTGTTACGTAGTCAATGAGCGTTAGCAGAAACACAATGCCGATAACGATTAATTCATGAATGGGCATATATATACCTCACTTTCTTATTCCTGATTGTTGCAATAAGCCGCCGAGTATCATACTGAACTCTGCTTTGATTTGCGGTGTTTCGAAACGTAATCGTCCGACGCGATAAGCGTTTAATATTTTCTGTGTCATGTCATCGGAGCGTTTGAGCATGATGCAATCATTGTCAACCAGTCGGTAATCAAACGTAAAATCACGGGTGATTTTCGGCTGTTTTTTGGTAATTATATATAGTACCTCGTCAGTATCGCTTAATTGCTGATATATGTTAAAAATACCGTATTCAGTGGTTCTTAGCGTGAACGCATAACCGGCGTTGCTGAAATCACTGATGAGAGTATTGGCGTTATCCCTGAAATCATTATTGATTGCATAATTCGCGTAATTTTCGTCATATTCGCGTAAAAACTGCCCGAATTTCGAGGTGGCCACCTTGGCGCTGAATCCGCCGTAGTCAGCCAATTCTACCATGATAAACCCGTTGCAATATCGTTGGTATTGCGTGTGATTATCCAGTTGCGGTTTAAGATTGATGTTGAACGCGCTGAAATACGGGTTGGCCAATGTTACCGCGTTACTGCACATGATGAGTCGAACCCTATCATTCCACCGGTCAACCGTATTATAGAACTCTTCGAGTGCGGTTACTTCACCGCCCAAATACCGCATGTTGTCGGGGAAAATCTCATCAAAAACAATGGTTCGTACCTTGGGATACGCAACCGATTTCACTTGTCCCGCCTGACTGAGGGCAATGAAGTACCCCATGATATGCCATGTGGGGCGCGTCTTGCCGTGCTTGTCTGCGGTGGCGTCCCTGTCATCCAGCCAATGGCATTCAGCCTGATTGCCGGACACGCGAAACTCCAACTCCGGGTATTGCTCCACGATGTCCGCGAACCATGTTCCCTTGTTTTTCTGTTCCTCCGCCGTCCTGCGGAGATAGATGAACTGCCAGCGTTTTCTAATCCAATCACCGATGACAAGTTTTTTGGCACCGTAGGTTTTGCCGAGGCCGCGAGCGCCGATTACGAACACCCAAGGCGCATGATAGGATAATATGCGCCCGTAATCGTAATAATCGCCCTCGGCTAACAGTTTCTCCATAATATCCATACTACCATATAACAGCGACAGACCGGTAGATATCTGCCGGTCTGTCGTTGCGTCAGAAGTTCGGCGGCGCGCTGGTGCCGTCCCACACATTCAGCAGCGAATAGACGGTATTATAGCGCGTCCCATATGGCCCGAACGGGGACGTATTGAGGATATTATTATACAATTGCGTAAGTGTCGAAGAGTGAGGCACGTTCAACGCGCCCGCCGGGCTTTGGTGATAAGCGCTCGCCCACAGTATCTGCATTTTCGCGTCACCATACGTCTGCGGATAGCTCTCGTAATCCTCAGCGAACTGATTACGCTGGCCCTGCCGTGATTCCGTGCGCCGCGCCCACGTCTGGAATGCCGCAACTTCACTGACGGTCATCACCCTGTCGAACGTGCCGCCTGATTCCATAAGCGTGGCGATATTTGGCGCGGCAGCGGCAAACGCCTCATACCCTACAGCGTCCACCGCCTTCATGGCATTCAAGACCTGTAGGCGGCGCCCAAAACTCCATTGTGCGATTCCGATACCCTGATTATTCGGTTCGACAGCATCCCAGCGCAATGATGATTCAACGGTACCGATGACATAGAGCGCGTATGAGCTTTTCCCGTCGCCCACGCTTGGCGTACCCTGACCATGGTCGGCGTCCGGCTGACCCGTACCGCCGCGATATACCCACGTCTGGGCGCTCGATTTATAGAAAACGGCTTGCGACGATGTCGTGCCCGAACCACTGTGATATATGAGATTATCGCCCTGTAGTTGTATCCATGAGGAGATATCGCCGTCCACGTTCACGCCCGGATTATTCCCGCCCGTCGGATTATCGCCGGATTCCGGCGGTTCCGGCAACGCCGTGGGATGCAGATAACCGAGAAGCTGTGACCCCTTTGCGAGCGGTAGGGTTTGATGCACGGCGGGCGTCGGGTTTTGCGTCAACACGTCGACACTGTCGCCTTGGAGGCCACCCCATACGATGGCTACGTGACTGCCGGGGTAGTTTTGACTGCCGAACCTCCAAAACACGACATCCCCCATGCCGGGCGTATAGTTGGCGTCTTTTTTCTCAAAAACACGCCCCACAGCGGACGTGGTGGGGAACATGGTGTAGTTACCCTCCGCGTAACCTGTCGGCGTGATGCAATCGCCTAACGACAGATTGTAATTATCCATACAGTATTTCGCCCATAAGTCCCAGCACTGTGCGCCATAGCTACCGTCCATGTCCCAATATTGGTTTTGGGTACGTTCCAACCATGCTCGTATGTCTACCATAATAACAGTATACCCCACGACGCGGGGTCGTGGGGTATCGTTAACACCAGTCGCGTTACCACGCTCTGGTAAATTGCGCTCCAGCCAATCCGTTAGGGGTTCCAGAGGGGTTGGTCGTGAAGCCCTGCCATCCAAAATGGCCGTCAGTTCCAATATTGAACAGTGTTGTGCTATTTGCGCTATTGGTGACAGCCGCCACCCACGCCCGCCCTTGATTTGTCCCATCCGACGCATTCCACGCCCACATTGGCAAACCGCCTACGTTCGTGTAGTTCGCTGGCGTGACGCCTGTCGCCACCGACAGACCATACGTGATAGTTCCCGCGCTTGCATCCACGGTAAGGACAAATTCCGCAGGATTCCTCTGGGGTCGCCATACGAACACCTCATGTCGGCCGTTATATGTGCCAAGCATATATCGCATGATGTAGTTTACGATGATTCCGGTCCCCAGCTCGTTGGGATGGGTGTCCTCGGCATCGAATGCGTCTTCGCGTCCAAGATTCCACGTCCATGCCCACGGTATGGACTCCACGCCAGCCAGTATCGCCGCCTCGGCAATGCTTGCGGCGTTATAACGCCAATACCCTGATTCCGGGGTTTTATCCCATAACAACGGTATTGCGATAATCCGCGCATTGGGATATTCGCCGCTTACGTTTTGGAACAATTCCCGAGCGGCTGTTTTGATTGTCCCCGCATATCCGTCGTTGCTGTTGCGAGAACCTCCGATGATTACCAATGATACATCATCATGACTGTAGGATACATCTTCCTTGGCCTTGAGGAACTCGCTCATATATGTGACGTTCGGAGCGATGTATCCGGCTCCGCTTACCGCGTAATTATGCAGAGTCCACCCCAACTTTTGAGCGAGCATGTACGCCCAGCTTCGTGTATTTTGGGGGTTGGCGGCGTAGGAGTCTCCAAAAGTCACGATAATATTTGAACCGCGAGACATGAACGGCTGGTTGACTTTGAGGATTCGGGAGTTGTCCTGCACGGTATTGTGTAATAGCGTTGCGTCGCTAACGGAATTGGCGTGAAGCGCGTTTAGATTTGCCTTGATGTTCGTGATATCGATTTTATTGGCATTAACCAATGAAGTGGTATCGGACAACCCGGATACCCTGCCCTGTAGGTCAGTGACCGTGTTTTTTAGGTCGGCAACTGTGGTGTTTTCTGCTTTGCCGTTGATGGTGGACATGAGCGCTTGCGCGGTCTGCGAGGATGTGACGCCAAGCGCGCTGAAATACGATTCCTGTTCAGCGATGGCCGCTTTATTGGTTTGCGCCAATGAGAACGCATTGTCCGCTGTGGCCTTGGCCGTGTTGGCGATAGACGTTGCGGTGGTGGCGTCGGTTCCATTGCGGTACATCTGCGAGTCAATTTTGCTCATATCCGCAGTGTAATCGCCGCGCCATGACGGTTTATCGTCCGGGCTGTCGCCAAACTGGCTGAGGTTATAATGAGGGGTCTTATTGATGCTACTCATGTGAGGGTTCCTCGCTTTCGGTATTACGGGCAGGGGTTCCCGCCCGAACAATATTATAATCATCAGAATATTGCGTGTCCCGTTGGGTGGTTGCCAGACCGGTGTCGCTCGGGGTTGAGGCGGCTGTTAGCGCAGCTACTTGAGTTTCCAGTGCGGCGATTCTGGATGTTAGCGCGGAATCGTCGACGGTATTGCTCATGAAATTGACATACTGCCACGCCGACCAGCTTTCCGCATGGGGGACGTCACTCTCGCCAACGACGTCAGCGGTCCGAACGGCTATGGGGCTTCTTGCGCCGAACCGTTTAGTAAGGAATAATTGTGTTATGACCTGATAGCTCTTTAATACTATAAGCACGCCGCTAGTCCATTCAGGGCGAGGGCCGTTTGTTATTTCGCCGTTGAATGTATAGATTCCATTGGTGTAATAATCGTTAAAATCTATACTGTTCCACCTGTTGTCCACCGGTTTGATTGCCGTCCCCGGCCTAATCCCCAGCGGAGTGTTTTTCGTGCCGTCGCCGGTTAGTGTGTCATCATGGGCAACAGCGGCCAGACCGCCCGACTGGGATGCTGCGTAAATCGCCGCATCGATTTTCGCCATGTCCCCGTTATAGTCGCCGGTATATGTGGGGTGGTCTTCGTCCGTATACTGGCTTAATTCATAGTGTTCGGTATGGTTGGTAGCGGTCATTCTCGCTCTCCCGTGGTCTCAAAGTTAGCTACCGTCGGGTTGCGCTGGATATATCTGGCGTCCGCGTTACCTTCGGTCAGGTAGATGTCAGCCGGTTTGCCCTCGGGGATGCTCTTACCGTAGGGGAATTGTGAACGGCCTGAAAAATCGCCGGGAACACAATTATCCACGGCGGTGGCGCGTAGGTCGTAATCGCGGGCCGTCAACTCCAGCGCGTCATATACGAACGCCTGTAGTCCCATGTTATCGTAATCACTCCAGAACAGGGCGTGATTGCGCGTATTGTCGTACATGCCGTCAAGCACCGTTTGCAAGGCGTCCTGCCTGCCGTATACTGGAGACCACGCCAGCCCGGTGGACTGCGATTGTTCGATGAGCCGGATGAGTTCATCACGTAGGAGGGCCATTTGCTTCACGAGGTTATCGGCAATCTGCTGAACGGCGGCGTTATTGTCCGTAATCGACTGGTTTACCTGCTCGACGAGTGTATTGAAGTCGGACTGCAAGCCATTTAGATTGCATCGAATGCACTCAATCAATTGGAGTGTGGTCAACCCGTCCCGGTACGTGAAGGGGACCGACGTTGGAATACGCGCCGGTGGATAGGCGCGTGGCACAAGGGCGTTGACTGACATGATTAATTACTCCCATTCTTCATAGCTATGGCAGCTACTAAAAATAGTATCATACGAGCCCCACACCTGCATAAAACACGGTTCGAGGCTCCGCACAATTTCCATGTCCACGTTGATGATGGACTGTCGGTACTCCTGTATCAGGCTCATGGCGGACTGGGAGCGGCCCGACGTGTGGGATTTGGTACTCCCATCTGTAGCGTCGTGTTGCCATTCCGTGCTGGATGTACTGTGGGACTGAGAGGAGGTATCTTGCGTGCTATGGCTACTGCCGTCCGTATCCGCTTGCGCCTGATTGGCATGAGTCGCGTATCGAGCAAAATCACCTTGCACGCCGGTTGCGGGCACTTCCGAGTCGTAGGACTGGGACTTGGTGCTGCTTGAACTGGTGCCGTCCGAGGAGCTTCGGGTCGCACTATCCTGAGAGGCGCTGGTTTTGCCGCTGGACTGGGCTACAGTATTGGACAGGCTTTCACTGACCATTTCCATAGTGTTCAACGGGTCATATTTCAACGCTAGCGTCCTGTAGCGCTCATTAAAATATGGCATGATTTCCGCCATCGTCACCCCCAAGTAGAAGATGAACTGTTGCGCGGTTTCCTGTCCTATCTCTCGAAGCGCGTAATGGCGGATGATTTTCTCATTCAGTTCGGCGCGATGGTTTTCATCGTAAATCGGATAATAGTCGCCGTTCAGATGCAGTTTGGCGTCCGTGTCGTATCCCAATGCAATGAGGTTGCCGAGGGTTTCGGTGTACTCGCCGGGCGTTTCCATTGCATAGGCACTAAAACTCTGTACCATACGTGGCCTCCCTCGTTTGATTGGTAATACGTGCGGCAATGATATCATGATATGTTTTCATTGCAACAACTTGTTTTTTCAGTAGCTCCGCAGCATGACTTGACATGGACAAGCCCCCGTTTGCATAGTTATCTAGGGCTTTTCGGCCCTACTGATCTTATTGGCGGTTTCATACATTTCGCATACAAGTCCTACCATAACGTCACGAGTCATCATTACAATACACCTCCGATACCCGCGTCATATGATGCGGGCATGTCAATATCCGTCGTGCCTGAAGCGCTAGAGTCAAGCGCGTTGGGTACGCCGGAGCTTTGCGCGTCCGCATACTCCACCCACACGTTCAATTGCGGCCACAACCGGTTAATTTCCGTCGCCGCCGTCTGCCGAGCCTTGAGAAAACTCAGACGGAACACGTCCACCTTTTCGTTGGCTTGCGCCACCTCGTCGGAAATAAGCCGCTCTTTTTTTTCGGTGCCGGATGACTGGATACCGAGGTATCCCAACACCTCATTAGTCACCTGCGCTTTTTGCTGGACGAACTTGTCCAGCAGATACGGGGTGGTGTTGGGCCACGGCTGGAACATGCTACCGGGGTCGAGCGAATCATAGCCGATAATATAATCCTGCCCATCCTGCCGCTGTTGTAACATGTTCTGTACGGTGAGCTTGGTACGCGGGTCGGCGGTGATGATGGTCGGCAGCTTCAGGCTCTCCAAGTTCACGTCATATGCCTTATCAATGTCGGCGAGGCGCCTCGCATACTGCCATAAGATATCTTTGAAACTCATGCGCATACGATTGTCCCAAACAGGGATGCACTCTCGGCCCGCCTTGAGTTGCCTGTAATGATAGTTGACGCCCACCGGCTCGAAGCACGTCGGGTTGTTATACACGTTCAATCGGCCTTGATAGCCAGCTTGCGTGGCGAGGAACCGACCTATGCGTTTGTCTTCGAAGAAGAGCGCGCACCCGTATTCGCAGAGACACATTTCCAGCCATCGTTCATCCACGGTTGGCGGCAGTCCCCGCCAGCTGAACCGGTTTAATGCCAGTTCAGTCAGCAGATGGTAGTACATTGCGTCAAGGCTGGCGGCGCGTGCCTTGGCGTAATTGCCACGCGGATGCAACGCGCCGCCCCTACGATTCTGATTTTTCCTCGACCTAGACATGCCTCTAGTATAGCACTAGAATGAGATGCCCGGCAATGGGTCGTTATCCGCCCAATCGGTCACGCCGATATCATCCGGGTTAGTCCATATAGTAGCCCCAGACTCGAACACGCCTTTAATGGTCTGCCGATACTGCTCGGGCAAATCACCTCGCACGTAACACTCTTGCATCTGCCAGTAGGTGAATTTTGTCATACATTCCAGCGATTGCGGCGGCGTGATGAAACGCTGGATAAAATACCCGTAACGCAACATGTATTCTCCGACGCTCCGCAGAGCTGAGGGTGCGCACGTCTTAAATCGAACCAACACCCCGACAATACCGTTCGCGAGGTTAAAACCGTCTCCGCCGATGGCACCGGATGTGGTCGGGGGTGTTAATTGCATCTGCTGTACCTGTGCATTGATGCCCGCAATGGTGTTTTGATAGTCTCCGAACGCGGAACGTTGCGCGTAATCCGCGTTCATATCCGCCATATTTTGGGCCAACTGGTTTGAAAGCGCTGTAGTCTGAGAGCCGTATGTGTTGGCCTGACTTGTTGTGGCCGCGTTGGTACTCAGCGAGTTCGCCGTGGAAAGTTGGGCGGCGGTATTGTTGATACTGCGGTTCGCTTCAGTGTTGACACCATTCATGACAGCACCGCCTAATGCCGATACCGCGCCCCCGACATTGCCCGAAGCGGCGTTACCCGCCACCCCGACCACGCCGTTAACCACGTTATTCAGCTGTGCGAGGTCAGCTCGCTGATTGTTGATATACGTCGTGTTGTCCAGACTGGTGTTAAGCGAGGTTGCTTGTATCGCGTTATTGGCGTTGCGGTTGCCGATAGCGAGTTTGTTGGCTTGGGTATTGTACTGGTTTTGCATGGCCGTGGCCGCGAGAGACTGACTGATGCCCATCTGCGCTTTTTGGTACGCCCAGTCAGCGGACTGTTGACTGTAGGAACGAGTGTAGGCACTGTTTGCCATTGCCAACTGGGCGCCATTGTTGACTATCACAAATTGAGGGAAATTGCTGATGCCAAACGCGGCGTCCAACATTTCCCCGCTATCAATGGGCAACCCATTGTTTTTATCAAGAGGAGCGATCTCGCTTGCACCCGCCTTATTGTACCCAACCGGGTAAAAGTTCAAGCGCGCGCCATTGGGCGCGTAATTATGCACCTCTCTAATAACCAGATTATCGCTTTGGATATTTTCGGGCTTATAGGTGATATTAGTGCCATTCAAGCAAGTGCATTCAACAGTAGAATAGGGGTAGCATTTGAGTTTTTTAAGGTTTTTGTAACGTTTAGGGATATTAAAATTATCACGAAAATCATTAATGGTAATAATGTCTTCATATCTGCTGGGCGCATTTGTGGCCGACTGGGGGAAACGGTAGATACGATTATTTAATTCCGAAGGGAGTGTTTTCCCAAACAGCTTATCTACGACATAGCCGGATTGCTTAAGAAAGTCATCATCTAAAGAGGGTATCATGTACATGTTTACAATACCCTGTGTTATCCATGAAAAAGTAGAGCCCACTCCCATAAACACTTGGATAGACTGGATGTCCTTAAAGTACAGTATTTCAGCACCGTTAGCCATGTTCTCAAACAGAGAGCCGCCCGCAGTAGTGAGAGACGGTTTTCCCTGACTGCCCGCGTCCGCTGACAAATCTACCGTGCTCACGACTATTACGCCGTAATTCAGATTTTTCCCGTCCATGCTGATAAGAGACTTGTACTGTTGGTTTACCGTCACCATTTCGCTACCGGTGTCCAGCCCTTCGGGTAGTGCGAGATAACTGCGACCATAATCGGTCATCTGGTTTTCGTTGGCAATGCCGATATGGCCTCGCACCACATAGCATGAACCAAACCTAAGTACATGCTGGAACGACTGCCAAACGTCCAACTGTACAGTGAGCTGAGTAGTGTACGCATTGATGTAATCCACGTGGTTGATGAAATAATACCAATACCGTGGCGTCTCCAAGTCGGGGTAATCGTTATACACCACGACATAGTTGTAGTTGGACGCCTCGTTAAATGGCAGTTCGACGCGCACGGGTTGGCCGAACATGTGCATGACTCCATGCACCCTGTCAATGCCGGGCCGTCGGTCGAACCATTCCTGTTGTTTCTGCGGTGATTCGAACCGGGCTAGGTCACGGTAACTGCTATCCCACGGCACGTTACAGAGTTTCAGCGACGTGTTGGGCGTCCATTGAGCCCAGTTAAACGTCGCCTCGACGTTAGGGTTGATATCTCTCAGCATACTATCCCTTTCATAAAGAAGGGAGTGTTTCACGTGAAACACTCCCTTTTATTATATCGCAGATTAGGCGACTGTTATAGTGCCCTGACAGCTGACACCGAACAGCGCGGCCGTCAGCTTGGTGGAACCGGCGGCCACTCCAGTGACTAGGCCGGTATTGTCCGCTAGGGGTTCGCGTCATCAATCATCATCCAACCTCCGGTATGACAAAGCCCGGAGCGCTCACGTGGCTTGCGCTCCGGGCCTTGTATTGCATCTCGCCGTGAGAGAGGGTAGCCAACCGGCTACCCTCTCATTATATCACGCGGTCACGGTCACGCTTTTCTTGCCGGATACGCCGAACAGCGTGGCGGTGACGTTGGACGAGCCCGCCTTGACGCCCGTAACAACACCCGACTCGGACACGGTGGCGTTGGTTGGGGTGTCGGATGTCCAAGCGGCTTGCGCGGTCACATCGGCGGTTCGGCCGTCAATCATGGTCGCCGTAGCGGTCGCCTGTGCCGTATGTCCCACGGTCACTGCCGGGACGGTCACGGCAATGGATGCGATAATCGACGGGTTGAATCCGATGACACCATCACCGACCACCGGCACGTTCCGGGCGGCGGACACGGTGCCCGGCACCTCCGGTGTCGCCGGATTTGTGTACAGCGCGGTGGCCGTGATCGGAATAGTGGTGTTCGGCTCGTCAAGGCCGACCACCAGCACGCCGGTGGGCGAAATGTATGTGTAATCGCTCTTCGGCTTGGCGGTATCGCCAATACGATATTCGACAGCATCCGACCGGAACGTAGCCGTACCATCATTGGCGATGGACGTATCAGCAACGACCTGCACAGCGCCGCCACGCGCCACGTCCGACGGGGTGGACGTGCCGCCGCCGTACATGGCGAGTTTAAGCTGGAAGGTCGGCGTCTTGGCCGTCGTACCGGTAGGAGCCACCACGTTGGCGGTGGAACCCGCGCCCGTCCAGAACATCACGGCCGGGGCGAAACCAGACACCGAAATGATGTGCTGGACGTGCAGATAATGATTGACTGAGTTGATGTTGACCGGATTGGTCTGCTGGGTCATCTCATTGATAACGGGGATGTCAATGAGGAATTTGTCAGTGGTGAGGATGGCTTGCACGCCGTCCATGCCGAACCTGTCTTGTGGGATGACGATAATCCGGTCGATGGTCGGCTCCGCGTCCGTGCGCTGGAACACCGTGGCCAGACCCTGAACATCAAGCGCCGACTTGACCTCGGGGGAGCAGAACAACACAAGTTCGTCCGGGCGGGCAAAAGTAGGCATGTGACGCGCATTATATCGGGTGGACACAAATTTCAGCGTATCCGCCCATGCTCGAATCTGGCGCAGCATGTCGCGGGCGTCGGTTTCCGTGGAACCCATGTTATTCAGGTCGTTGGCCATATGGACACGCCAATATCCGCCAAGTTTCGCATATTCCACGAACTGGTGACACATAGCCTCAAACAAGTCAACCTCGGCCGCATTATAACAGGAGGTGAGAATCTGGGAGGTAAGTGAAGCTAGACCGGTTTCGGAGGTGAAAGCGCGCTGGAGCGTCTTGTCATCCGTAGTCGCGGGATACCAGTGAGCAAAGTCCAGACGATGGTAGAGCGAATCCACATCGATTTTCCACTTGCGGAAGTTGTCCGCGCCCAAGTATTCCGCGTCGGGGTCGTACACCTGAGCGAGGGGCATACCCACGGCGATTTCCTGCCACGTGTCTCCATACACTTGAGATGCACGCTGAAAAATGCCAAGAGGGTTATTCCAACGCCACGTGTTCACGTAGGTGCCGCCGATACGGTTCACCAGCGCCGAGTAAAACTCATTCTTCAACTGAGTGCTGGACATGAGCGTAGCCATTTGGCGGTCCATGTTCATTTGGGTGGCCGAGGGCATACGCCTCTGATATTCGGGCGACGCCTCGTTGCGAATCATATTGAGGATCTGGGCGTTGTTGAATTCGGTGAGCGGGCGCAACTGTTGCTTCGGCGTCACCACTGGAGTGGTTGGCATGATGAGAAATTCCTTCCTAATTATTAGTCTTCAAACAGGTCATCAAACGTACTGTAGGTACCGTTGTAGTCGTCGTCGGTCATTTCAGACGATTCCGGCGTCGCATTATCGTCCGGGCCATCGTTCAACACGTGTTCGGCGGCGGCGTCACGCATTGCCTCAATGGTTTCGGATAGTTCCGCCACGGTCGCTTCCAAAGCGCTCAGCCGGTTGGCCATGTCGGCGTCCTTGTCGTCGCCCGCGTCCTCCGGCTCGCCGTCATCCTGCGTTTCAGGCTCCGGGTTCGGCGTATTGTCGGCGGCGTTGGCGTCCGGCTCGGTGTCGGGCGTGGTGTCCGGCTTGTCGTCGTTTTCGGTGTCGTCCATAATCACCTCTTAAAGTAAGTGGCATGACGGCAATCACGCCGCCATGCCGGTTTGCTAGGCTGTGCGGGTTCCCTCGCCGTCGCTGGGCGCTGGCCGCGCACGTCTACATCCGACCGAATCGCCTTACCGACTTGCCTTACGGTCGGGCCATCGAATCGACTTGGGACGCACACCCCGCTGTTAGTTATTATAGCACGAAACTGTGGCCATCATCATTGAGGTGACGCGCCCCCGGAAGAAACTCATCATAGGGGATGGGGGCGGCACGGTGCACTCCGCTCAAACGCATTACCGTATCGCCGTTCGTTTCCACACCGCAGTATTTGCGATTGCCGAGGATACGGAGCTTCTCGTAGGTGTGGTCGTTTTTCCACGCGCCTAGTTTCCGGTCATCCGTTTCGATGCCTGCGGGCGTATCCAATCCTTCCAATATCATGCCGTCGGTATCGGCGTAGAGCACGCGCCCGGCGTTCGCGTTCATTGCACGTGACAGTATTCGCCTTCCGTAGGCGTTGACATATGCGGCGGTCGGCAACCACGCCAGACTGTTGGCCGACTCGGGTTTGTCCACGGTAAAATCCACCCCCCCATCCGCAGACGGTTTCGGATGCAACATGGGCCGGTATAGCGAGGCCCCGAATTTTCCCACCAGCGAGTTCAGCAACAGTTTCGACATCTGCCTGCGCTCTCCGGTCGCGGTCTGTTTCACGTGAAACCATTTGTCCACATACGTATAATAAAGTCCATGTGATTTGCGAAACTTCCAACCGCCGACATACTCCCACACGTGGATGTCATAGTTTTCGATCAGCGTCTCCCAATCCACATCCGTGACTGGCATAGTAACGACGCCGAGCGTACTATCCAAGCGTTCACCCTCATACCCCCATACGGGTAGAATATTGGTGAGCGTCGCCGTTTTCCCCGTCTTCAAGCGCGCATCAAACGCGATAACATCGATATGGAGCAGATAATCAGGGTCATATTGATACTTCCCGTCGTACCATATGGGTGAGTCTACCGGCATGGGCGCATCTCGCATGATACTCGGGTAGAGACTGTTTACATCCCAGCTTTGGCAGCCCCGGTATTCGCCCGGCTTACTGTATACTATCGCTCCATAGTACGCGGGGCGCATCCGATGATAATCATCCCTGCCCAATGATGGAAAATGGCGTTTGAATCCGGCGTAATCGCCATCAATGTAGTCGGTCATTGCCATTGATGCTATGGTCGTGCCCTTGAGACGCAGTGCGGCGCATTCCTGCGCGATGTTCCACGTGGTTTCCAAATCGTCCGCGCCGCCGAACGTTTCACGTGAAACATTCAGACCATCGTCGCGCGTGATGTTGCGCACGTCCAGAAAATCCACGGTGACGCCGCCCATGCGCACGCGGAAACTATAGAAGTGCCCGCGAATGTTGAACGTGCCCCATACACCGTCCTTGCTTGGGTTCGACTGTAAGGGGAGTCGTGCCAACAGTTCGGCGGCTATGGGCTTGATGTCCTGCCATCCGTGGGCGCACCACACGCGCGTATGATGGTCGAGCATGGTGAGACGGATAACGGCGTTTACCGTCAATGGTTCCGTGCCGTCATCCGTCAATAGCGTTGCGCCGTCTGTTGCCGCAGTTCGACGCTCTTTCATGATTCCATCCTTTTTTAGTGTCGTGCCGCGTTGGCCATCCATTCATCAAGTCGTGTCTCTACATCACCCGAATCCGCTTTTGTCTCCCATTTATGTGTCTTATCATTATACCACGCGGCTTCACGTACTGCGATGCTGAAGTTCGTGTTGTTTATCAGCCATCGTTTTTGACGGTTTGATAAAGACGCGAATTTTTGGGCGATATTGGAGTCAAACGCTTCAAGCTGTTGTGCGACTCTATCAAACCCCGAAACCCCTTCACTCTTGGGGACTTTCCCAGTGCCTGCATGCAATGGCGCTCGGCCTATAAGCCCGGCGTATTCGAGTATCTCTCGTTCAAGTCTCCTCCTGCCTCCTTCTCGTATCATCATACGCGCGTGGCTTATGCCACGCTCCGAGCCGAACACGTTCGCACGGTTGCGCGTGAGTTCGTCACGCGCCGAACCGCCAACCGTATGAGTACCCAACACGTCAAACGGGGATTCTCCCGCGCGTTCCATTTCACGCATTTCGCCGACTGTGTAGCTGGCCATGCTCAGCGCCTCGAATTGTTGGGCGCGTTTGATTTTCCGCCGTGCCTCGATGCGGCGGCGCTGCTGTTGCCGTAATGTTTTCCAACGTTTCGGGGGGGCGGCGGCGATTTCCGCGTCGGTAATCAGCGGACGCGCCGCCAGCTCACGGTCAAATTTCGTAATATGGACATCGGGTACGACTTGATACGGCTCGCTGTCCCGCGCCCTCAATGCCTGTTGTTGTTCCCCAAATTCCTGTCCAATGCGATGTGCAACCTGTTCGAGCTGTTGGGCGCTGAGTTTTCCTAGAAACGTTTCGGTGATTTGCTTGGGGAGGTGTCCGGTACTGTAATCTCTGACCGCCTGCTCTCGGCGTACCTGTGCCGACCTGATGGCGGCGTTGCGTTTCAGATTGTTGGCGCGTCGGTTGTTTTTACGTTTTGCCACTGCCTCCCCCTTATGAGCGTAAAACACCCCCCGCCGTAAGGATGGAAAAACGGCGAGGGGTGAGTTTGGCGGCAACATCCCTATAGAGACATTGTCATGTTATCATATGGTGTGGACAAATATTCTACCCTCGGTCTTTTTCCGACACTAGTTCGAGGTCAAAGAACTTGAATCCACGGCGACTCTTCTTTTCCACCACCTTGAGAACAAGCGGGTGCTCCCACGTGTCCGGCGTGCCGAAAATGGCGAACAGATTGCCAAAAGCATGCGCCAACGTGGGCGAGGCGGCGGCAAAGTCGCCTTCCTCCGCGTGGATGACCACGCGGGTAGAAGAGTTGATTTCACCCGTCTCCTGATTGGCAACCTCGATGGCCTGCGCCAGCACGTTGGTCACATGCAATGGCTCATTAAGATGTTCGTCCACCTTGTCGGCGGTCTGCATGGCGTTGTACAGCGCCATTTTGCCGTCCATAGTGTCAGTGTTGAAGAAATGGGATACGGCGTTAGCGCCGTTAGCCGCAAAATTGTTGCCGTTTGCTACGGCCAGTTCGTTGTCAGCCATGTGTGTTGCCTTTCCTTATAGGGTTAGTGATTATTTTCCTCGGAAATGATATCATCTTCAACCACGTTGCCGCTAACCGACCTCGGATAGTCGATGATGGTATCATCCCCAAATTCGCAATTAGCCCAATAGATTGCCTCATCCATGCGCGTTACCTGCGCATGGTATTCAGCGGACATGGGCAACATGTCCTTGTTAATCTTACGGGCTTTCTTCATAGCCATGTCAGCTGTGCGGCACGCGCCATCCACGACCACCTCGACGTCAACAAGTTCACCGTTTTCACTGCGCGTAACACCGCGCACAATGCTATAGTGCTTGGCTCTCTTAATATATGCCATAATCATTCCGCCTTACCTTAATGTTGCTGTTGCTGTGACATTCTCGCAATGTCTTCATCAGTATACCGTACATCGGTCAAATTGTCAAAACAAAGACACGCAACTTTAATGACAGTCTGGGCGAACTCAGCACCCTCCCAAGTCCTGCACATCTCATAACATGACGCGCCCTTGACATGGCAGACAGCACACCACGCCACCATTGCCGGACAATAAATAAGCCCGGACAACATTTCAATGTCCTGCGTTCGTGCCAATGCGGCGTACATTGATGACCGAGGCGAGATGCTTAGACAAATGTTCGCCGCACATTCGATACTGTCGGCAAACGCCACCTGACCACCTTGGGGCTTATAGAAGCCCTTGATCAGCGCTACAGTACGACAAAACGTCTCCCAGTCGCCCTCACCACGATTGTATTCGCGCAAGCGCAGCTTGCGCCGACGGCCTCGAATGACACGGCGCACGCGGTCATCATCCAACACGCCATCGTCAAACCAGTTCGTGCGGTTATCATTACTCTTCATTTTCCTATATCCTTCACCTCTATAGTCACAGTAGGACACCCCTTTGATAAACACTTTGCATCATACGACACAGCACGCTTGAGTGTATCAAAATCACGAAACTCGCTAAATTTCACATCAATATATACGGAATCAGATTCACCCACCCACTGTAGTAAATCTATATTCAGCCTCATCCAACTGAGCTCATTGAAGCACACCGAAACATGAATATCGCCATCAATACGTTTTATAACACCCTTATGTTTCCTACAAAATACAACAGGAATGAAGTACTCCGGTTCATCAAACAAAGAACTCCTTAGGTCAGTGGAACCCGTTCTATAGATAAAATAGTTATCGGGCAAAAGACTATTAAACAGGTCTATAATATTGTTGTCACTAAAATAATTCATCTTCATTATCATGATTCCGCTACCTCATATTCATACGGTCATCATTACTCTTCATAATCAACACCTCTCCAACACAACAACGTATCAGCCAACGCCCTCGCATCAACCAGCATATGAGCCACCTGAGCGTAATCACACGCATCAAACGCCACAGCCGACCAAACCAAACGACGCCTGCCACCAGCCTGAGACCGCAACAGCACCGCATATCGTAGTTCATATATCCGATTATGAGGACAATACACCACCCGTACATCACCGTCCTTAAACTTGGACGGAAACACGGCAACAACCTCATCACTCACCATCATCAAACACCCCCTCAAACGGCAAACACACTTTAACAGTACCATTCAAAAATCCCGTTTTTGGGTCAAACGAGGAATGAGCAAAACCAACATACACATCAAGTCCGGCAAACGCATGGCGAACAATATCAAGGACACCATCTAACGCCTCCTTAAACGTACCGGCCGGATATGGCCCCCTCACCTGCACATACTCAGGCGTGAGCTCGAACACCGTAAAATCATCAGACGTAACAGTAAAACACCACATTTTAATCACACCCACCGTTCTCCATAAGTCCTATAAAATTCCTTAAAATCAAAATTACGATAATACTCAAAACCATCATTCAAGTCAACAAAAGAACTCATCGTAATCCAACGGCCACACATCTCATCATACATTTGAAATTGATAATCAACCCCACAGTAAGCGCAAATCGCCTCACGCCACCGAAAACGACGGTTCAACCCAGTGAACCCGTCAACAACAGTAAAATAATGCCACATA